TGATTCCATCTTGTAGCAGGTGCTACAAATACACGATTATAATAATCATCCATGTACTTACGATTATCTGATGATGAAGATTTAGTTAATTTTGATTTATTTAATCGGTCAATTTGATTTTTACTTTTTGAGCCATATGACTTATCATCTACAGTATAATCATCATCAAAGTCAGCAGGACCAGGTGGCATTACACCTTGATATTTACTGCCAGCACCAGTAGGTGCGTCTATGTGAAGTGCTTGCTCATAATAACTTGTGTATGACATTTTAGTCTTTGTAAATTTCTTATCAATTAAATCATGTGAGTACATTGTACTACCAAACAATCCACGTCTTGTGTTTGCTAATGTGTTGTATGAATCGTTAAATGAAAATGAATATGGTTTTGTAATAGGTGATTCTGTTTCTGTATCAGGTGTTCCAAAGTTAGGATTAAATGCTGATAGTAAATCAATAAAGGCAACAAATGGTCGATTACGTGTATTGTCGCCACTTTCTCTATACAAACTTTCTAGTGTTCTAAAATGAAAACCTCTATTGTTCTCATAAAACATATAATGTGGTGTTTTAAAATTAACTGGCTCAGACATGTATTGCAACATTCTTACACCATCTATAGGTCTCACGTTAGGAAAAGTGTAGGTGTAATTACCAAGTGTTGGATCAATGAATAAGTCTTTTTTTGAATTAAGTAAATCCTTATCACCTTTTACTAAGGTGTTTACCATTTCAGCGTATGAACCTGAAATTGATTTAGATACTCGCAATCTCTCATTTCGTACCGATTCAATAGAAGTAAAGAACAAAGCAATTGCTTGTACGTTTTGTGAGGTCTTTACTGAACGTTTTTCATATACTTGAAATCTATGATTGGTAGCATTTATTTCTTCATCACCATCAGCTTCAATAGGTGTTCTCATTTTAAATTCTAAAAACTCATTACCTATAATTGGCAATCTATTTGTTGCACCGATTGTGTCAAAAAATAATATGTTACCTGATAAAAATGCTGAATCAATATCTTGGTAAATATTTACAACAGCAGTTAGGCCTGTAATTTCTAGTTGAGCACCACCATAACTATATAAGACTATTTCTGATGATCGAAAGTCGCCTGGATATCTATAGAAGAAATCATCATATTTTGGATTGCCTTTTTCAGACATATTATGCTCCTATCAAAGTTCTAAATTCTTCCATAATTAAATCTAAAAATTCAGACTTTATTAATTTAATTCTTCCTTTGTCTTGTTGAAGTCTTAACTCGTAATCGTAATTTGTAACGGCTGTAGCACCTGCGACTGTGCTGTTAACCTGTATTTTGTGTGAGTTGTCAAATGATGTTGTTGAACCACTATCTTGTGTAACCTCATAATGATGAACACCGTTTATATTGGTATACTTGTCGTTTACATAGGTTTCAAATTGTTCTTGTGATAATGGCCAATCGTAAAATCTGTCTTTGATATTATTAAACAATAAAATAATCCAATAGTATTTTTGATCACCATAGTATTGCTCTGCTACCGACTCTGGTGTTTCTTCGCCTGTAATATTGTATAAATCAAATAGAGCCGCACTCTCTCTTAAACCTTCTTTTATTTGAACACGTCTTAAAAGATTAGTAACTAACTTATAGTTACCGTTACCTACAGCATCATAGTAGATTTTAGGAAATTGATTAAAATAAGATGGCATTAATGACTACCTCCTATATCAGATAAATCATTTGAGGCACTTCTACGTAATTCATTATAACGATTTCTCTCCATTAACTCTAGTTCTCTAAATGTTAGTGTTGCGTCTATTGACACAGGATCACCTGAAGCGTGAGTTGAAAACTTATCACTACCATAATCAATATCAACACCTGTACATGCACATAATCCTATCTGATCAAGGTATGGATTTATTTTTGTACCTTTCATAAATCTAATTACAAATTCATGTGGTACTTTATAAGCAGCAATACTACTGCCTGATCCATATCTTTGTGGTAATGTGGCATCTTTTATTACGTGTAACATATTATTTACAACATCAGATTCTTTTTTACTTCTTGGTGTAAATTTAAATGTAAAACTAAAACTACGATAATCTATACCATTAAATATCATTTCTGTCATGGCTGCTGGTGCAATACCAGTTCTACGTTGTAGAGCAGCACCTATTCCACCACCAAGACCACCTGTTGCAAAGGAACTTAATCCTGTGAGTAACTTACTTGCTTGAGCACTAACAGCACCTAAGTCTGAACCAAAGAAGTTTCCAGAGTTAGTTGCGTCTTTAAGTTTAGCAAGAGCACCTAATCCTGCACCTATTTCTTCAGAGCCGTAATCAGCTGCCAAATTAAATTTTAAAGTCTGTGGCATATAAACAGCAATACTATTTTTTACTACCCTAGTTGAACCTTTACCTGTTGGTATACCTAGCACACCTGATGTTGAACCTTCACTAAAAAATCTATTTGCACCATATACTATTTGATTCAAGTTATCAGCTCTTTTTGTAAGTTGTGTATTACCTACTGCTGAACTGTTACCACCTTCGCCGCCTGTTCTTTCTATAATGTCGAAAAGTATGTAATGTTCTTGGTCTTTTACATCTAAAGGATAAACAAAAAACTTGTTACTATCTGATGTGTGAGGTGATGAGTAATCAGCGTTTGTAGGATTGTAATTTATAACTCCCTTTTTACTAGCAACGGTACTAAAATTAGGTATAGTAGGTCCTTGTAATACTGATGATTTTTTCTTTAATCCGTTAATTACTGATGTTATTGCTTTAAAAGGTTGAAATGCCATATAACTATTTATCCTATATTACTAAATGATTTTGAAAGATCATTTGGATTTTGAGTACCTATTGTTGTTGAACCATATTCTGTTTTATTTTGTGTATTTGAGTTATCATTTACTTGATTATTTACCACAATAGGTGAACCAGTATCAACTGCTGTAGTTGATCTATCAACACCTGATGATGTAATTTGATTTGCATTATCTAGTTTAGTTTCTGTTGTGGTTGTTACAGAGCTTAAATCTGTTGAAGATGAGTTGCTAATCATATCACCTTGATTTGTAGTACTACCATTTGATAATATTTGTATAATTTTTTCTACTTCGTCATCTTTAATTTTGCCTGACCACCAACTTGTTATTCTGTTACCTACATCTGCTTTTTCTTTTGCCTTTGTATATTGTTCTAATGTTACAGTTTCTGGTAGATCACCACGTGCTATCAATTTTTTACGCTCTCCTTTGTCTATTGCTATTTGTCTGCTCGCATTTTCTCTATCTAAATCATCCTGAGTTACACCTTCATTCATTGCTGAACCTGAAAAGTTTTGACTTAATTCTTTCATCTCTTTTAGTTCATCTTCACTTTGTGGTCTGTTTAAGAATGCTAAAAAGGCTGGCAATGCAAATACTGATGTTAATAAACCTGCAAATGTAGCAATTGAACCACCAAAGGTTGCAAGTGTTGTGCCTAAACCTGCAAGTTTTACACCTTTAATATATTTTACAAACTTTTGAATACCTAATGTTGCAAGTATACCTTCAGTAAGACCACCACCTTCAAGTAATCCACCTTTATCTTTTTTCTTGCCACCTAGTAACTCATTTGTTAATTCACTTTCTATTAATATTTTTTCTAATACTTCACTTGTAGTTTCAAATTGTGTATCAGACTCTCTTTCTTCCTCTACTCTTTGTTCTTTGTTTGAAAACAAATCAGGTTTAGAATCTATACCCATTATACCTGCGGTAACTTGTTTAGCAGTTGTTTTTGTTTGTTGTAATTCACTAGGTGTTTCTAATGCACCTGAGTCGCCTTCTTTTCTACCTATTCTTGCCTCTCGTTTTCTTAAACCTCTTTTAATACGTAACGCTTCTGATTCACCTTCTTCTTCAGCACGTATTGCTCGTTCAATTCTTTTACCTATGATTGGTATTCTTGTAACACCTAACCTTGCGGCTAACTTTAATGGTTTTAGTTCTTTCTTTAAATCTCTAAATGCAAATTTTAATCTAGTAGAAACGCCTAATACTTCACCAAGTCTTTTATTTGTTTCACCTACAGTTGCCTTTATAAAAGCAATCTCTTGTTTATTTAAAACACCTAAACCTTCAAACTCTTGTATCTTTTTTTCTGTAGAGTTTTGTAGTTGTAAAGCTTCATCATATTCCATACCTTTAATACTATCAAGGTCGCCAATAGTGTAGTTATCAACAAAGTTAATAACCTCTTGTCTTATATTTGCCTTGTCTAGTTTATCTTGGTTCTGATAACCTGCTCCTTTAGATACTTTATCAATATATTCTTGTAATGAATCTGATATAGCAAACTTCTCGTCATCCTCCATCTTTTTTTGACGTTCAAGGATGACTTTGAAGTTAGGTCTAGGTTTTTTAAACTTTACTTTTTCTTCGGCCATATTTTATTTTTGTATCTTTGTTGATTTACCGTTTACATATAATCCAAACCAAGCTGCACCTGCACCAACTACTACTGATACAAAACCTGCTTGTGCATTATTTGGTTCTGGTAATGCCATAAACCATTGCATTGTATTATAAAAAACTACCCCATATAGTACCATCATAATTCTTGGTACAGTTCTCCAATTAGATAAAAACTGTGGTAATTCTTCTTTAAAAAACCACCATATATTTTTAATAACTGATTTTCCTTGTTCTAACATTATGTTCTCCCTCTTTGTTTTTCTCTTATTTTCTCATTTTCTTCCTTTATATGTTGCATAAGCATTTCAACATATATTTCCCTCTCCCACGGTAACATTTCTTCTAATTCACTTAACGAATATTTATGGTATTGCATTAAAGCAAAATTCGTTCTATAATAACTTTCAAGCGACTCGTGTAAGAGGGTTACTGAAAAAAATCAGAAGCCCCTTGTAATAATAATGTAAACTCTTTACCTGATTTAGGATTATTGTATTTGATCAAATGCGATACAATTGGTAAACTTTCAAAGTATTTTCTTATCATACCAAACTGTTTTGTTGTTAAATGTTCAACAAACTCATCCAGTTCTTCTTTTGATAAGTCATTAGCTTCAAAAACTTCTTCACCATTGTAAATTTGAGCAATACAATCTCTCACTAAATTATATGACAAATCTAATAAAGTCTTTTTATTAGATATGTGATTGATAGTAGGCACTTTCATAATTACACCGTAACCTGGTTCAAATTCAACTTTTGTTTCAAACTTTTTATTTAAATCAGGTTTTACATCTTCTATCTTTAACTGATAGTCAACTGTTACTGTATCATCATCTGGACACTTTAGTTTCATCTCTATTGTTTCACCAACAGATTTACCTCTTATATTTAACCAAAGATATTCAAAATCATATACAGGCAACTTCGTTACATCTATCTTCGATAGTGTGCAATTTTGAACAATTTTAATTAAAGCATTGTTCATCTCACCCTCATCTCTACTTTCAACAGCCATCAATAATATTTTTTCTTCTTTAATCAAAAACGGTCTATACTTAATATTGACATTGTTTGATAAAGTCAAATCATATTCAGGCACTCTCAAAAATGATAAACTCATTATTTACTCCTTTATTAATAAAATATATCTCGTATAATTTTAGGGTCTGGAAGACCTTTCGGGAATACACGACCACCCGTAACTCTGCCTACAGGCAAATTCTTTTTAATCGTTTCATACACTTGACGACCTGCTCTACCTATTTCATTACCAATACCAAAAGGTAAGTTGTCTAATAAATTACCTTGTATCGCTGTTGTATTAGTTCTATATTCAAGTCTGTTTAGGGTATTAAATTCTTCAGTATTGTCTTTTGCTAAAAAGTTCCATGCTGTTGTAGCATAATTTCTGTATGTAAATGTAACACTTGTTTTAACAATTTGATTTACTGCGTCATAACTTAACGGTGTAGCTGCGATAGTCTTAGGCCAAACTTCATACATCTGTACTTGATATGATGAGAATCCTGAAGTATCACCTAAACTTTTTCTTATTTCTTGTCTATCTCTACCTGGATCACCACTTGGTTTATAGTTAGATAATGCTGCCATAAACGTCTTTGTTAATGGTGTAATCGTAATCATGCATGGTGTAGCATAGTCATCATAATAACCCACATTGTGACTAATAGGATCCACAATTGAGTTTTGCCACGCCTCGAAAAACAATCTTTCTTCATAATTTATACTTGTATAAAATTCTAATGTTACTTCATCATATTGAACATTTTTCGCTATTGCTCTTTTAGGACCATAATATGTTTCGTTGGTATCATCTGTAATTGTTTTACCTGGAATAGAAACATTTGAACAAAATATATCCATTCTTAATTGTAAATTTGTTTTTATAGCATTTGAAAGTTTAGCACTTTTATCAAGTCTTGCTGCTTGATTTTTTGACTGTGTGTCATTGTAAACAGCTGTATCACCCAATACACTTCCTTTGGGACCATCTACTGTAACTAAAAATTGTGTTGGTCTAGCGAATCCACCTGCCTGTGTCATGCCCGATCTGAATACATTATAAACTGAATTATAATTTGATGTAGCATTATTTGCTGATATTCTTTGATTTGCTTCTCTTACACTAAATTGTGGTTTAGAAGGTGGTATACCTAAACGTATATCTAAATCACCTATCTTTTTACCGACACTAATTAATGACATTAAATAAATCTCCTACTGTCTGAATAAACTTGTGCTTCACTTGCCTTTTTAAATCTTTGTACAGGTAAGTATATTGCAACTGCAGCCTCATCTGCATTTATTCTTAAAAATCCTGTTTGTACATATGAATACAAATACTTTTTAATTGTTGGTTTTACAATTTTAATTCTTTTTACATCATCATAAGTTACATCAAATTTTGTTTTACTATCAAATCGTTGATCTGTAGCAGTTGCCTGCATACGTTCTAATAATCTAAATCTTAACAACGGTGGTAGATAGTGAAAGTTCATACCCATAAATCCACCTGATATTGGTTCTAATGGCAACACTAGAGGAAATATATCGTAGTACGGTAAAGTCTTTCTAAATTTAGGGTTATACCCAAATAAGTTCAATCGTCCTACACTAGGTCTACCGTTAAGTTTACCTTGTCTGAATAATTGACCTGCTGTAGTACCACTCGCAATCTTATTTACTTGTGTTCTATACCATGTAGCCGATTTATCTGTATCGCCTGCTCTTTGTTTGATTGTATCAAATACGCTTGCCATACTACTATTTATGACAATTTTAGAACGTTTTTAGATGATCTTCGGTAAGTATTTTAAATGACATATCGTGTTTTTTACACCATGCAAATGCTGTTGCCCATTTACGTTTATTTGTTTCATATGTCAACAATTCTCTTTTGTAGTAAGCTGTTTTTATTTTACCTGGTTGTGGTTTTCTTGTTTGTTTTTTAGGTTTGATTTCAACTAAAAACTTTTTAAATGTGTTATTAGGTTGTCTGACTTTCATATAGAAATCAGGAAAGTATCTATGGGATTTATTGTCAACACCTCTATAATACAAGGCTATTTCTTCACTGCCCCATTCAATAATTTCTTTAGTTTTATCGCAATATTTCATAAATCGTTTCTCCCACGAGGAACGATAAACTATATTTTTAGGATTACCTTTATACTTTTGTGGGTTCTCTGGTTTAAATAAACCTTTGTATGCCCGTCTATCAATATTAGGAAGTTTTTTTATTTTCAACATATGGTTTTACTAGTTCGTGTTCAATATGCTCTGCCTTTACCATAGGAAAAGCACCTAATAAAAAAACTTTGTTTTGAAATGTTGGTTTAATAAGATTAAGTACAATTTTATATTGTTTTATAAATTTTTTATACTTACTGTTAAAAACTTTTATATAATCTTCTTGTTTAGATGTAGGTAATGATTTAAGATAAGGAGTTATATAAACTTGTTTTTTTTGTGCAACAGCTTTTAATATTCCTTTTACAACAGCATTTGTAGCAGTTTCCATTGATACAGGAAAATATAATTTCTTTTGATCATAACCTTTTAGATTTTCTATGGCTAATTTCACTTTATCATCATTATCATAATTGTAAATATCTAAATTTTTATTACTTTCAATATCCATAACTTCATTTATGACAGATGAAAGTTTAGTGCCTTTCCATCTTGGATCACCTTTTGTGGATTTATCTTTTTGTTTAGTTAGAACATCTTGTAAATCTAAATCTGTAAAGTTAGGATATGCCTTTTTGTATCTTTTCGCTACACTAATTAACATAGTTTTAATATCTTCTTTTGTGTTATAACCTGCTACAGCACTTTTAGGTTTACCATTTAAAAATATTTGTGCTGCCTCTATGTTACTTATTTGTTCAAATTCGTTTTCGCCTTTTGGTTCCCAAATAGCCGTAGGTGCGTTTTTGTAGTTATAACTACTTGATAGTATTTCATATCTAGTTTTACCTGTGCCATGATTAAGATTACCTAGATATGATATGACGTGTAATGGATCTTCTTTTAATTGCCATCCATCTCTTATACTTTCTTCTAATTCTTCTTTAGCTTCATTTGAACCACTTGACCTTGGTTTTTGTGTAGATACACCTTCTATTGGCTCCCACTTAACACTTTTAAATGGAAGTGCTTTATATCCCACTAGGGTCATAAACTCTCGTAGATGATTAAATTTGTCAGAGTCAATCCAATATTTTTTATTATATTCAACATCATCTGAAGTAAACTCTTGTCTTTTTGTTTCTGTAAGATTAATAATTCTTGTCATAATAATTTTATATTTTTATGAGTGGGTAGCCCGAAGGCTACCCAATTGAGAAAGTGAGAGAGATAGATTATGAATCGTCCTCAGCAAGTTTACTAAAGTACGATAGGTCATCGCTATCGTTGGACGATTCAACTTCCTCTACTGAATTGTTAGAAGACGTTGGTACGTCATTACTGACAGGTGGGAGGTCAATATCTTCTACAGACTCAGTACTTCTTTGTCCAGTAAGTGTCTTATTCAGTTTCTCTTTGAGTTCATCATAAGATTTAAAATTACTTGGATCAACGAAGGGTTTTAGAGCATATTGAGATTTCCATATTTTGTCAATCTCCTCATCAGTAGGTTTTACTCTACTTGGTTGCTCAAATTCAGATTTATCATAATTCCAATAACCATCAACTTTTCTGATTTTTAGTTTAAAGTTTGCACCTTCCCAAAAATCAAATGGGTTAACAGCCTTTTCATCTTCAAACGCTGGGTTCATTGCTTCTGTAATCTTATCAAATATCTTTTTACCAAATTTGAATAAAAATACTTTACCTTCATTTTCAGGATGTTTTGGATCAGATACTACTAAAATATTTGAATAGTAAGATAACTTTCTTTTTCTTTTTCTAGCAATCTCTTTATCAGCTTCTATGCCAGTATTCCATAGTCTAGTATTTTCTTCACTAACAGGATCTTTTTTGTTTAAAGTTGTTAATGAGTTTTCAATATACCATTGACCACCTGGTCCTTGAAACGCATGATTCCAGACTCTTTGCCATGGCATATCTTCACCTTCAATTGCTGGTAAAAATCTTAGCACGGCATAACCATTACCTGATTTATCAAGTTCGGGTTTCCATAACCTATCGTCTTGGTATTTGTTTTTCTTTTCTGGTTGTTCGATTGTGTTTTCTAACTGTTTAGTTAGTGTATCAAAGTTTGACTTTGACTTCTTTAGGGCTTCTAATGCACTTGACATTGTATGTATCTCCTTGTATATATTGTTGTACGTATTTGTATTAATGTAAGTATAGTATTATTTATGCTTCTTTTTCTTATCATTAACAAATTTTTCTACCTTTTCTATATAGGCAGAAATCTTTTCTAAAATCTTATATAAAATTTTATCAAACATATGTCTATTATATCACTTTGCACTCAATCTGTCAAGCAGCTGTGCTTGATCAATATATTCTAAATTGATGTCCTCTTGTGCTGTAAATACGTCTATTTTTCTGTTTGTAGGACTATCGTTTAATTCTTTGTTTACTTTAAAAAACTTAATTTTAGGATTTAACTCCATTAGTCTTTTCCATTGTAATTCCCAATTACCTGATGGCGTTGGTTCAAATTCTGAAGCAACATAGTTCTTTGTGCTTTTGTACAGATTGTTAACTGTGTTTGTATCAGATACTAGATCATGGCCTATCATATAAATCTCATCTGGTTTTTCTAATTTTGTAGCAATATAACCTGTTGTAGGACCACACGCCCAACCATCATCAACACCATCTGGTTCACACTCTCTTATGTCATAAGATTTATCAGGTTGTTTTATCCATGAAACATAAACGTGGGAATTGTGTATATGTTTTTTTACTCGTTCTCTATCGCCGCCTTTTTCTTTTGCCTTTTTTAATATTGTAATAGCACCTTCAATTGTAGAACCGTGTGTAACAAATTCTTGTGAGTCACCTTGTTCGTTTGCCTTTATTAAATCAAACTCTTTCATATCTTTTAAATCTTGTATTGAAGCCATACCCTCAACAATACTTTGATATAACATTGCAGGAACTTTAGTCCATGCTCTAAAATAGCATGGTATTTTTTGTGCAATACCAGAGTGATATACTTCATGTATCATACCACCATCAACCGAAGTTAAAACATCTATCAGTTCAGGATAATCTCTATAGATGGCATTACAACCATATAACTTACCATGCGGCTTTAAAAGATTTAAATCAAAATCTTTTCTACTTTCACCGTTGCCAATTAAAAATACTCTATTCATCTTCGTTTCTTTATATGTTGGTAATCTATGTATTGTGAACACCATTCATAAAAACTATCATTATTGGCAGGCCAACATTGAGCAAACACTTTATCTTTTCTGTGTTGTCTATATTCTTGTCTTACTTCTTCTTCGGTTAGTTTACGCTCTTCACTCATACAAAAACCTCTTTCATAATAAATTTACATTTTGTTAAGTTGAAATTGACAAATGGTTTTAACTTGGCAACCTTAAATGACTTTTCAGGCCATATAATAGTTTCGGCAATTTCTTTATCCCAATTTTTACAAAACGATAATATCTTATCCAAGATGATGAATGTTTGTACTCCGATTTGTTCAGAAAGAAGTAACCGTAACAATCTCGGGTGTTGACCATTAGATATACGAAAAATATCATCAAAAGAAATCCTATCAGCATCAATGATATTACGCAATAATAAGCAATCATTTCTAAAATTGTATGTAAATGATTGATTATATTTTTTCCACTTTGTATAGTTTGTTTCTCCATCAGCTCTAACTAAATTTCCTATCCATGTTTTTGAATTATGAAAGAAATTACATACAAAATATTCTAGCATTTCTTCCTTATTGTATTTAGTTGTAAGTTTATGAAAAAAAAATCTATCATTGCGTTTTAAAAATGTATTAAAAGTTGCATTAACTTTGGCATTGTGCTTGTAAAAATCATAATTAGAGGAAGTGAAGTGTAGTTTAATTGCCAGGTATAATGTATAAGCTTCATAACTGTTCATATAGGCAAAACTGCTGTACTTGATTTTTCAACCAAGTTAAGTTCTTGTGCTTCTTCTTTTATTTTTTCTTTAAGTGATTTATTTACAAGAGGTCCTATAGATGACGGATCTATATCATTATCTTCACAATAACTTATAACCGCATCCATATAAGTTATCTTTTTCTTTTTAACAATATCCTCAACTATAAGACTAAACTTTTTACTATTCATTAAATTCATACATTCATTATATCATCTGTGAGTGATTTTGTCAAGCCTGTTTCTGTTACTCGGTACAGGCAAACCGTTTAGCAGTATTAAGCTGCCATCGCTAAATTGTTAGCATTTATAAGATGACTTTACGTTGTCAGCGATTAAACTCCAGTAAGTTTTAACTGTGAATCGATCCTAGTTCCACCCCTTAAATTTCATTGTTTAAATGGTGGAGTGGGTGGCATTGCAGCCACGTCTTCTCCAGGTATTCTCTTACCTTCAACGTTTAATTCATTTGTGGCACTACTAAATCAAATGTATGAAATAAAATACATCTTTCAAGTCCACTTGGTATATCTAATACAGCAATTGATTGTGTATTATCTTCATTTACCATATAAGTTATCATATAAACTGGTTCACCATCTTCTACCATACCTGTTCTACCTAGTGTTAAGTGATATGGTTTAAATTTATAGTGATCAACATAAGTTTGTATAGCATTTACTGTACCACATAAAGCAGGTACCTGTTGCATATAAACTTCATTACTAAATTCTTCATGCTCGGCATAAACTACAGTTGAAAATAATATACTTAAAACTATTAAAATCTTTTTCATATTCCCCTTTAGCTGTTATGGTCGCAAGTAGGATATATTAAATCACCTTTTTTATTAATTCGACTATTGACTCTTTATTAACTATTTATATTATTTCTGTCAAAAAAGTCTTTAGTGTGTTTATAAAATAACTCCTGATGTTGTTTTATCTTATCTTCACCGTGTATCCATTCTTGTACAAAACCATCTTCACATGCAGCTAAAATTACTGTTTGTTCTATTTTTTTGTCAGGATAAATTTCTTCAAACATTTTTGCATATGCTGAACATTGTAAAAAATTAGCATAATTATAATCTTCGTCACGTCTTTTTGTTGAGGTTTTAAAATCAACCACAGATAGTTTACCTTTATATTCAGCAATACAATCAACTTGACCTGCAACACTTATCTCTTTTGAATACAAATATTCTTCTATACAATGTATGTTATCGAGCCTAGCAAGATAAGGTTTCATAATTCTAAACAGACCTAATGGTGTAACAGCAGTTATACCTATTGACTTGTCATCTTCATTTTTTAAATGATTTTCTATTAATGTATGAGTTGCTTTACCTCTATTGATAGCAGATGTAGAAATATAGTTAGCCATTTTTTCACCAACTGCATTTCTCCATGCCTGTATACCTACTTGTTTTTCGGGTATCTGTCCTAGTATTGAGGTAACGGAAGGCATATTAACGCCATCAATAGTATAATATCTTATGCCATTTTGACTCTTGCCTTTCACACCTAAACTTTTAGGTAGTTTTTCTTCATTCAGTTTTACATAATTAAACGCCATAATATACCTTCCTATTATTTAATATTATACAATTATTATATCACTATTCGTCAAGTTTGTCAAGCTATAATAATTTGATTTTTTTATTTATAGGTCATCCTCAATCTATGAAAATCATTACAATATTCTATATCAAATGCTTTATACTCTTTTGTAAAATGATTTAACTGCTCAATACTACGATATACTTTCTCTACAGCATTAGTGCCTGGTTGTTCATATTCGGCACATAAAGGTAAATGTATTGTTGTTTTAAAACCTTTTTTTTGCCAGAATACTGCACTTATAGGTTTTGCATTTATAACACAGCCACCTAGGTTACAACCACCTATTATGACTTGTGTTGTGTATTGTTTTATATCCCAACCTTTTATATCTTTAATCTTATCTACAATATTGTTTATAGACTCATCACTTTGGGTATAAAGAATATCAAATCCTGCTGTCTTTAACATATCTAAAGTTTCAGACAATATATCACCTCTAGTATTTGATACAAAAATAATATTATCTCTATCAAGTTTGCTACTAGTAGCAAATTTAAGCAATTCGGAATATCTTCTATTGTTAGTATAGTCATCACCTAATTTAGGGTGACCAATAAAATCAATTAACATAACAATAGTAAATTTCATTATATACCTTTTTGCATATACAAGTCAATGATCTTGTTTTGCTCTTTTATTTTTTCATTATTAAGACGTTCAACAGCTCAAGATGGATCATACGGTTCATACACCGTTTTACCATCATCATTTCTGTATGCTCTTAATACTTGTTTTCTATTTTCTTCAGCGTTCTTATATGAACAATGTATCCACCCACTATTAGGTTCATCTGGATTGTGAAACTCTAATATAAGCTGATCAAAATCTAAGTTGTCAATAATGTATTTTGCTAGTTCACCATTTGGTACACCAAAGATTTCAAAGTCAGCGGCTTGGCCTTTTGCGTGCTGTGATTTCGCACTTGAACCTATTTTTAAACATAGTTCAGGACTTCTATATCCTGATGATACAGATACTACTTTGCCATAATGATCTCTTACTTTTTGTAGAACATTATCACATAGATTTTTTAAGTTATCCATATGATCTTCGCTTGGATTATTACTAATACCATGTCTATCTGCTGTTTGTGAAGCAGTAAGTTCTTTAAGCGAAAAGTTTTTGCTTAGTTGCATTTAGTTTTTCCTTTGCTTTTAGTTTAACTTTTTTAAGGGTTCTAATTTCGAACCAACTTTGACTTGTTCGGTCGGTTTTTCTTTTTTCTTCAACTTCATTTACTGCTCTTTTTAATTCTTTATGATGAGCCTTAACTTCTAACATATTTACCCCCTAGTTAGTTTTAACAATTTGTCCATCTGTGCCTTAATAATTGGTCCTCTATTTGGCCAATGTATATAAGGTTCATTGGACTTTGAAAGATTATATAAAAAAGGCAATACAATCTTTTCAATCTCTTTAAATCTTGCTTCTATATCAGCATTCTGTATATCTTTGTTTACTGTATCCTTTTCAGCAACAATCTGCATAATTTCACTCATAGCAGATTTAATATCAGAAACATCTGATTTAATTTTTGCTAATTCTAAATTTGAATTTTCTATTACACTTGGATCAATGGCTGGTTGTGTTTCTTCAGCTGGTTTTTGAGATACAGGAGTGAAACCGTAATCAACGTCTGTATCAAACTCTCTCATAAAATCTGGTATATCTGCCATAGTTATTCTCCTTTATTGTTTATGTATTGAGTTTTAATTACTTTATTTAATACTGTTGTATAAGGATTAAAACTAAGGTCCTTATTAGCACAAGCTGTAAGTAATAATCCTACACATAAAATAGGCAGGACTTTCAAGCAGAAATGTCCTGCCGTATTGAAAATGTACAATGAGCGGATTGACCTATTTGACTCAGGTATACGACCGTTGTGTTTCAGTTGCTCGCTCTGTACTATATTATTTATTTTTTGCAATTTGTCTAGCCTTATATTTTTTAACTGCTTGTTCTGTTTTAACTTCTTTTACTGATTTTTTCTTATGTTGTTGTGCTAAAGGACTGTTAGGATGTGCTTCAGCAATTCGGCTTAAATTATCTTTCCAACCACCATCACTTCTATAGCTCATACCACTTACACCAGCAACAATATTTACTGCATTTATAATTTGTCTGATGTGTTTATTTTTTAAAAGATAGTTTTCCATTTCAGAAATGGTCATCATCTCGGTAAACTCTTTACCAGTTTTTTTATTTTCAAATGTATAAAGTGGCATTAATTTAATGATAGGTGATATAGTAACTGATTAGTTGCTAAAAGCATATCTTCTAATATACTTTGCAAGTCTATTTGACCAGCAACTTCTTTATTGTTTGATAGTTCTTTAATTCTATCTGCTTGTTTTTTTACTTCAGCTTTTACTATTTGAACATCAGCATAATTTAAAATGCCTGGTCTTAATTCAGCACTAAATTTAATTCTTCTACCAGTTTTACCTTGATGTGTTTCAACAAACTCGTCAAGCATTTTATTAAATTTAATATAGTACTCACCTAAGCTTTCATGTTCAGAATATGACTTTGTTTGCCAATGATAAGATTGAATATCATTCAAAAAGTTAATATTTAATTGTATAAATTCTTCTATTTTACTCATATTATTATTTAGTATTTGCTATTTCTACTATCCTTTGTATTAGACTACCTAGTCCATTTTGTCTTTGCATTGTTAATAATTCTTTTATACCTAAAGGTAAAAAATCTTCAATTGTTAAACCAGCAACTTCATCTTTAGAACAATTGTTAACAAGATCAGTTACTAGTTTAGCTGTACCTTTTGTTATAAAGGCATCAGCATCTATTTTATATATCATTGTATTATCTTCTTTTGTTCCACCTATTAACCACAAGTTACTAGCACAACCACGTATTCTATTTTCTTCAGTTTTTACTTCATTTGGTAATGATGGTACATCTTTTGCTATGTCAATAAGATATGCAAGTCTATCGTGGCCTTGCAACATTTTAAGGTCATCACCTTTTTGTACTATTTTTTCTTTTAACATTTAAAATCCTACCGTAGTTTGGCCAACCAAATTTGTCAGGTGACTCTCCTATATATCTCCAACGTATAACTCCTGTATTAGGATTTCTTTCATAAATTTTAGGCTGTTCTATTTTGTTTTTTTTGTTCATTTTTAATTCCTTCAGCAAACCACTCTGGCATTTTAGCAGGTGATTTCCATGTAGCAAATGCTTGTTTTTTCATTATATAGTATTTACGATAAGACGCAACCACATCACCAGGTACTTTACATTCATCTGGCATTGCTGGTGTAGCATCTGTACCTACAACACTAACTTTAGCGTTTTTAGGTGGATGTTTAAGTATGTCACCTAGTTTTTGAATAGTTAAATGGTCTTTTGTATGATTGTATCTTAACTTGTATTCTTCGTTAAGTGCCATCATATGTTTATATAACCATATGTAATTATATGCTGATTGTAATACCCATTGTGTAGATGGATGATTTAACCAACCTGCTTTGTAAATAATTGCTTCTTCATTTGAATTATCAAGTTTCCATCTTTTAATATTTCTACCGTTCTTTGTTTTTGCCATATATTCTGTACCATCAAGCACACGTTTAGCAGTACACAGCATTTGAGCAGACTCAAGTATCATTTTAACCACATGTTTATCTAAAAGCATTTTAGCAGCTTTTACTGGATCTTTGTCAACATAAAATATATTCATTGTACCTCCCTAATATACAGCCTTTTCATATTTTGTTTGTTTATTTAATTTGTTTTCAACGTTATCTAATTTTTTATATAAAATAATTAAATCATTTTTTAATCGTTTCATATGCATTGATAAATCATAGTCTATACTACCTAATTCTTTTTTTACATCATTTAGTTTTTCATCAATAAATGAATTATCAACTGTACTTTCTACTTTTACATCAAGCATTTTATCTTCTAGCATAATCAAACTACGTTTTACTTTTGTTTCAGACTCTTTTATATTTTGATTTATAACATTAATTGAATAAACTGTATATACAGCAACTAATATTAAAAATGTTTTAATGGTATTGTTTATAATATTCATTAATGTATCAACTTTCTCATTACGTAATCTTTCATATTATATTCATTTGCCAAATTCATCATTTTATTATACCACATAGATTTCATTTCATCTGAAGTAGCATCAGCACAAGCTTTTGCTAGATTATCTAATCTATGTTTTTTAAGATTGTCTGGATCTTTTAGTCTTTTTATATCATCAATTGTAATCATAGTATATATTATATATTAATTTGACATTGAAGTCAAGCATCAATTATCCTTTTAAATACTTCTTTTTATACCACTTATAAAACTTTTTATCTGTAAATATCTCAACTATTTCATTAGCTGGCACTTGATCACTACGAATACAATCTGCCATATCTTGGTAATCGGTTATGTCTACCTTACGTGTCATTTTTTTATTCATACTATTTTCTCCTATAGTAATTAAAAGTCTTTTTCTTTTTATATCTTTTAAGTAAATCATCTAAAGCATTTGATTCTTTTTTTGGTTTTGGTTTTATTACTTGATATCCAATAATATAAGCAATCATCATACCTACAGTTGTAATCATTATGCCAAGTACACCTAATAATAAACCATCAGTTAATGTCATTTATAATCCTCTCTTATTTTTGTGAGAATACTTTTTATTTTAGCAAAGTAATTTTTATCACTCGCATATGCATCCAGTGTTTCTATCAACATGTATGGATTATCAATACCTTCTTCTCTCATTTGTCTATAACCTTGATAGGCATGGTGATTGTTTAAGGTTTTAGTATAATGTAAAACACTATCACACTCATGTTCAAATACTTTAACGCCCCATTTTTTTGGTTTATCTTTCCAAGGTAACATATGAGGCTCTCTTAAATCATATGTACGAATACCAAATAGATTTTTACCCTCTATGGCAAATCTACTCGTTCCCCAACCAGACTCTAGAGCTGCCTGTGCTACTAATAGTTCTAAATTGACTCTACTAATATCATTGTGAAAATGAATATACTCAACACACATTTTAACATTATCTATAAAAATTTGATTATTATTATGTTCAAAGTCAGGCAATGATGGTACAGCAGCTTCTACTCTTTGTTTACCATCAAGTGTATATCCGTACCATACAAATGACATTGCTGTAACTACTACAACAAACATCATTGTTTTGATAAAAACTTTAAATTTTACCATCTTTAATTACCTTTTTCAAGTCTTTTATAGTTTTCTTTTTATTCATAGTAACAATATACCATTTATATCTTACTTTATGTTCGCTACTAGGACCAAAAGATGGCACATCATATTCTCTATTAAACACAATAAGGTCTTGTAAATATAATTTAACAAGATCATCTAATACATTTTCGGAATGGTTTTTTGGTACTGTAGGAGTTTTCCAATAACCCTTACCCTTTACAACCTCTTGCAATATTTCTTTATGTTTTTTCAATAGTTTCATTATATACCTTTCTTTACGTAGTATTCATAGCCATGTTCTTCAAACTTCTTTTGAATAAACACAAGGTTACTATTATCTAAAAGTTCTCTATAACCTTTAAATATCTTTTTACTGGTTCTGCCTGGAAAATTATTTAGGATGTCTTTGTGTAAATGTCCTGTATAATATAGTTCCCACTCACCTACATTGTTTTGTAAAACATAATCAATTATGTTTATGCCTTTTCTAATTTGTTGTTTTAACCAATCATCAACATGGTTCTTTTCATTTTTACTCATAATATAACTTTCTTCTTTCTATAATTGTAAACCAATATAGTTTACTTTTGGTGAAAAGGACCAAAACACATCATTGTGATTTCCTGTGTCACCTAGGTTTTGCATTTGGTACAAATGTACCATTTCATGGACTAACGTGTCCAAAAAATCTCTTTTTTCAGGATAGGCAGGTAACATTTCTAATTTATACATTCGTGTACCTTTTCTTTTCCACTCAAATGTAATGACTTGTCCTACACATTTCTCTCTTTTTAAATCTTTTATTTGAATCTGTCCAAATGGAGATAATTTGTTATCAAAAATAGCATTATTAAATTCTTTAAAATACTTCTTTATGTCTTTGTAAGTAGTTGTATATTTTCTTTTTACAGAAAATTCTTTTTTCAACTTTCTTTTAAGTTTCAGAGCTTTTGATTTTCTAGTTACTATTTTCGCCATTTAATAATTCCTCTTTGTATTTTTGATCTGTTTTTAATTTTAAATCAGTAACAACACCATCAAGTATTTCAGGTAAGTAGGCTTGAATAATATAAATCGAATCAATAACAAATTTGTGAGCAAGTTTTTCTAACTCTTGTTCTATAATATAAGAAGTATCAATATCTGTGTTTTTTATGGTTTCAGATATAACATGACCAATAACAGCTGTGTTATAATCGTCAGCTTTGACTAGACTAGATAGTCCAAACCATATAATAGAATTTAATAATACTATTGTTATCAAAAATTTACGCATTACGAAGTAACCTTATCGTAAAATGTATCTTGGATACATTCTTCTACGTTGTGTTCATCAATACCTGTTAAATCAAGGTTATCGACTTTCATAACTTCAGCGACAGCAGTTTCTAAATTAATTAGATTATTCTTAAAATTTAAGATAATCTTATCAACTGTCTTTTCAGCTTCATCAGTATAATATTGTTTTACTTTTGACATAGTGTATTCTCCTTTTTTGTTGTTTTCATACTGCTACTATATCAGAAAATAGTATGAGTTTCAAGCAAAATCGGACAATAATTAGCCGTTTTTTATACTGTAAATCAAAGGGAATATAGGGTGTGACAAGTTATCAAGTA